TTACAAAACAAGGTTAGTGGTTTGTAATTGAGACTTAACTAACTCGGTTGCCAATTTAGCGGCTTCGGTTGCATTTTCTTGAATTAAAGCAAGTTGCAAAGATAGCCTTAATTTGTCTTGATCTGTTACCTTGTTTTGTAATGCTGCAAAAATTTGTATTTGTTCTATGTCAAAGATGCTAGATATTTGGTCTAACTTCTTACGATCTGCCTCAAGTTTTCTCTGCTCAGCAACTAAAGCCTTTTCCTTGGCAATTGCGGCTAATCTTGATGCCGCTAACTTCTTTGCCTCTGCCTGTAACTTTAATTGCTCTTTGTAAGCCTTTACATCCATTGTTCTTGAAACAGGGTTAAAAGGTACGGCTAAATTTAACTTAGACTCAAATTGTGGGTCATCTGGAGATAAGGTTGGATTTTGTAAACCTGTTTTAGTAATTAAAATAAACTTACTAAAACCTTTGATTAAGCCAGATATTTTTGATGCAAGAGTATCAATGCTGCTGCCATATTTCTCAGGGTCGCCAAAAGCGGCATCCAAAGCACCAACTAATTCTTTACCAATCATTTCTTTGGCATCTTCAGTTTTAGCTCTTAAAATGTCCATCTTGCCGGCAAAAGACTCTGCCGCTATTTTAGCTTGGCCTTGAAACCTATTACTTAAATACTTTGTAACTTTGTCCAAATCCATTGTCTTTATTTCGGCTTTAGTCAAACCAATTCCGAGTTTACCAAGTGCGGTATTTTCTCCAAGTGCGGCTTTTGCTAAAGCATCTGTTACCGCTTGAAGATTAGTCCCTGTTCCTGCCGAAGTGTCTAATGCTACTGAAAGTAAGTCTTGAGCCTTTTTCGCATCTAATGTGGCGTTAACTAAAGTGGTAAACGCTGGACGAAGTTGGTCGTCCAAAACCCCAGTTGTATTTTGTAGGTTTTGAATAAATCCAGCAGTGCTTAATACTGCATAGTTTTGGCCTAAGTTTTGTAATGTCTTAGATAATTGATTGGCTGCCTTTGTATCATCTGCAAAAGCTTTGATTGAACTTTTACCAAATTTTAAAGTCTGATAAGCACCTAAGGCAAGACCTAAAGCCTTGGCTGATTTAGTTAAAACATTAAGTGACTTACTTGCTGCCTTTGCGCCTTTGTCTTTGTAGGTGCTGACAATTGGGATTTCAATACCTGAAGCACTCATGCGGCAAGTCCTATTCTACGCTTTAAACTTGAATTGAATTTTAAAATGGCAGTATCAATAGCTTTAAAGGTTGCCTTAGTTACCTTGCCTTGATCTTTAGCAAAAGCGGCATAAAGTAAACGACCTTTATTCTTGCGCCCTCTGCCAATGCTTTCTAACCTAGCTTCATCATCAATAGAGTTTACAAAATGATAACCTGCAAAAGGGTTATTACTGTTGTAGTTTCTTGTTGCCCTTTTTCTTATTTTGCCATTGTATTTGTATGTACCTTCATAACCTTGGGCATACTCAAATCCTTGTTGGGCAACGCTAGTGATCGGCGCTCGACCATCAGGGTTCTTTCTTCCTGCTGTTTCATAAATAGCACCGGCAGCAGACCTGTTTAATAATCTATAAACATTAACAAATCCAGAATAATTACGGCGTGAGCGCCCTAAAGAATAAGTTAAACCTTTACGAATAACATCTGGGTTGTACTTAGGAAATCCTCTTGTTTTGCCGGCAGTCCTAGAAACAACTTCTTTGCCTTGATCTTGCCAGCCACTCAAACCCTGTATTTGATTTGGTACATTAGTTCTGGCTTCATTTACAACTTCACGCATGGCGGAACGGATTTCTTTGTTCATCTCTTTGTAAAGGTCAGGCGCAAACTTCTTTAAGGCTTTTTGAACCTCAACGATACCTTTTACCTCTACTGGCATTTTCCACCCTCTTTGATCTATCTTTTAGATAAGCCAATGTTGCTAAAAACATTGATCTATCCATGTTAATAAATTCGCTATGCGGTATGCCTGTCTCAACTGCTAAAGATGCAATTAAATAAGTGAGGTCATACCGCGTTACCCATTTGGGGAATCAGCGTCCATAAGCTCTACTTTTGCAAGTGTCTCAAGGTACTTATCCCCAAATGGTGCAACTGTTACACCTGATCGTCTTTCAGCTTCCCATGAAAGCCAATAGACATCCGACTGGCGTTCTTCATCTCTAAACCGCTTATGAAATCCAGTTTTAAAATTTTGTTCAAACGAATACTCAAGTGCAGGGGTTATGTCGTAATCTGCCACTTCCCCTGAAGCCTTGGTCACTCTGAGTTTAATCATTTACTACTCCTTAGAAAGTACCTGTACTTGCAACGGTGACTGCACCGTTAATAGTCCATGTTACATCCTGAGTACCCAAATCGCCTACTGCACCGTTAATGTCGGTAGTATTATTTACTAACGCAGTAAAAGTATAAAGAGGGTTTGTTGCGCCGACGGCAGTTAGTTTTTCCTGTAATAGAACGCAGGTTACTGAAGTTCCCCATGCTGCCTGTAATGTTGCAAGAACATTAGCTGAAGCGGTGTCATTTAGGAAGGAAATGGTCACGGATGACGCTTCCAAGCCTTTTACAAATTTGTGACCTGCGTCACCCATTGCGGTAACCTCAAGCTCATCAAATGAACGGTTTAGTGTGACGGCGGTCACATGGTCAGAAAGGTCAACGGAATTAACCTTTACGCCGACCTTGTTATTTAGAAATACAGCCATTGGTTATTCCTCATCTTTCTTTGAGACTGGTTTTGGCTTATCTGTTTTTGCTATTTGCCCGACTTTTTCAAGCCAAGCCTTGTCCTCGGAAGGAACATCTATAATGTCGCTCATTGTTTAACTCCAACTTGTCATGATTGATACGGACAGTTCTGCTGTAAGCATCTCACCTGCAACACCTGATAAAACAGTTGGTGCAGATACATTGCCAACACTTATTTTTAATGTAGTTGATGCAGCTAGTTTATTAAACACGCCAACCAACATATCCTCAATGCCAATTAGATTGCCTTGGTTATCTAGCATTGGAACGATCATTACAATTTTAAAATTAGCTTTAGGTGCAACACTTGAATAAATATTGTTAGAAGGTTCAAGCATTGGGTCATCCCATTGAACAATAACTGAATTTGCAATGGGTGTAGCAGGTGGAAAGGCAAAGACCTGCCACACCCCAGCGTTCTCTAACGCTGTCGCAAGGGTTGACCTGAGAGTTGTAACGGCAACTGTCATTAGCCAACCAAGCCATTAGGTGATAAATGATTTGCTAACAACCCTCGGAGTCTTGCTAGGACGGTGTTGCCCATGCGGTAAGGCGAAGGTTGGAAATCGGGAGAAATGCCACCTGCGTTTGATGCTTGTCTTGCTTGCCAAATGTCAACTGCCAGCATTGCGCTCGCTTGACGAACCTCGGCTATTGTTGCATAGTCAACATTTGTTGCCGCAGATATTGTGCCGTAAGGTCTAACTAAATGTTTCAGTTCTGTTGATACATGACTAATGACATAAGAAATAGAATAATCCGTTACTTTGGTGATTGTTTTGTTTCCACCGTTATAGTGTGCAGCGACATTTTCAACCGTTACTATGTCGCCAACTTTCATGGCATGAACAGTATCTGTATATAAAGTTGCTAAAGTAGTTGTGCACTCTTTTGCAATTACATTGTAGTCGTTAAACCATAAATAGCCTTTGACAATGTTTTCGGCAGCCTGCGCCACTTCTTCCACTACTGAGTCAGAATATAAACTACCAATTCCAAGTAATGTACGAAGTTCTGCTTTTGTAACATAGGTAGCCGGCAAAATTATGTCCTTTCTTAAAGTAAAGGGGCGAAGGCTTCCTGCGCCCCTTTACGCTTGATTCCTATGAAGGAAAGTTTATGCAACCATCCACTTGTAAGCGCCAGCGTTTACCTTGTTGGCAATTGCGCCGTAACCATAATAAGCAACTGAAATTTGACCAGTGTTAATTAGGCTTGTCTCTAAGCGGTACTTGGTTGATTCATACCATGTGAAGGATTGAGGGTTTACAATAATCATTGAACCGTCTCCAGTTCCACCAAGGTAGCGTGAAACGCGAAGATTTAATCCGCCAATGTTTCCACGAATATTTGTTGGAGTTAAGTTACCTGAAGCGTTCTGAGGATTGATTGTCTGAGTGAATACAGCGCGGTTTGAACCGTCAACTAATCCCATCAATGCACCCCATTGCTCAGGTGATACAACAATGTTTTCCGCAAAGCCTAAAGTTCCTGAGTAAACAGAAACTGCGGCATCTGCAATAAAGTCTTGGATGTTAGCTGCTGTAAGTGTGCGGTTACCGCCATCTGTTGCAACTGCTGACAATGTTGCGCCAACTGCTGCGTCTGTTGCTGCGGCATACTGGAACTCCATTTGTCTAACCAATTCTGAGAAGAACGCAGGCGACGACCTGTCGAGAATTTCTACCGAAAATTGCTGTTGGCCAGCATATTTTTTGACATTTACTGACAAGAAGGAAACATTTTGGTCAGTATTTGATGGCGCTGCGCCTTCTGCTGTCTCTGCAACTGTTGGTGCTTGAGTTAATTTAGGAATTTCAAAAGTCATGCCTGCATCTGGAAGCGCTGCTGTTGAAATGCTGTCAATGAAAGGGCGATCAGAATTTGTAAGTGGGTTAATCAATTCTGTCAATTGACGAGTAGGAACTAATCCTGCGTTGTCAGTTGTATCTGCTGCTGCTGCAATGTATTGACGAGCTGCATCATCATTTAAGTATTGCGCACGAAGTGTGTTCTCTAGGAATTTTTCCTTTGTGAACTCAAGGCGTGGCTTTGTGTAAATTGGTGCTGTTACTGTTGGGCGAGAGGCTTCAACCGCAGGGGTCTCTACTACCTCACTTGCAACAGGTGTATCAGGTGTTGTGTTTTCCACAATTGCCTCATTTTCTGTTTTGGTTTCGGTTGGTTCTGCCTCTGCGCTTGACGCAGCGACTGAAGTGACAGCAGCACTTGAAAAAGCGGCAGCCTGTACTAGGCTGACTTCCATAAGTCTTGCTGCACTAACTCTATAAATGCCATTGGTGTTTTTTCCTTTTAATACTTCAACACCAACGCTTAAACCTGATCTTAAATTTTCTGAAGCCTCAATTAGGCTATCTGTTCCCTTAGTTGTATTGCTAACCTTAAACTCAGCATAAATACCTGATTCGTCTTCCTCAACCTTTTTCATGCGGCCAATAGGTGACTTAGGGTCATGCTCTAGCAATAACTTAACTTTTGCTGGTTCATCAATTTTAATTGAACCTTTTTCAAATATAACTTTACCAACTGAAGTTTGACCAATTTCATTTTCAAACGGCACGATTTTTCCTGAGATGATACGACGAGACTCTGAAGCTTCTAAATCTGCACTAAAGTTAATTATTTCCATTTGGGCTTAGTTCTTCCATTTCTCTAGCTTGTTCTACGGTTATTAAATTAAGAGTTAGCATTTTTTCAATTACTGCTAATCTTTCTAATGGATTTGCTCTTAAAAATCCGGAGTCCATGTCGAAAGCAATAAATTGTGTGTTGCTTGAAAGATCATCCATACTTAGACGATTTTCTACTGCACTTACATAAGGTTGCAGGGATAGTGCAACGAATTGACGCCTTTCGTCCTGCAAATTTGCATAGGTCATACTATTGTTCATGTCCGCGCTAATATAATACGCCGGAATATTACAAAGCCTTGCAATCTGCGTTGCCATGTATTGCAACGAGTCATTGTAAGTCATATCCTTAGGTGAAAACGAAGTTGGTTGAAATTCTAAACTTGAAGTTAAATATGCAGTTGATCTTTCTGCGCGAGAACGACGCCAAGCCGCTAATAAACCTGCAACTTCTTTTTCGCCAAGGTCTGCACCGTTATTTTTTAATATACCGGCTGGAGTTGGAACTGAAGCTGCATTTGCGGCGGCTTTTTCTAAATCTATTGCAGCGCGTAAAATTCTTGAACCGGCATGAAGTATTCCATCAATAGGTGACTGGAAAGTGACAAGCGAGCCAATTCCTGACATTGGTCTTTCGCGACCATCTACGGTATAGAAATCGACAAAAGTGTTTAATTTATTTAATTGAACTTGAACTCTAGTATTATTTACAAAATCAAATCTTGCAGGACGGTTATCGTCTTGATAAACTTCAGTTACTTCTAAATACGCCGTTCCGTAGAAAAGCAATGCGTCAACTAATGCTGTGACAATAACTGAGTTAGGTGCTGACTTAGATAATTGATTTACCCAAGGCAAATTTGGTAATTCTTCTTTTGTAGCTTTTGAATATGTGGAAAGTTCCATAGTGCCGATAGTTGTGGCTATTAAATTGCGACAGCGCATAACACTCGGTACAGAAATTGCTTCGTCTCTACTTACAGATTGAAACGGTGTAAATTGAGAATAATAAGTAAATGGGTCAGTTACGACAGGTGGCGCAAGTTGCGCAGTTATTTGAGGTTTAGGCTGTAAGCCTACTAAATCGCGGAAAAATCCCATTAGACAATTATATCATCAATTTAAACGAATATCTTAGGTATTGAGATTGGTTTGCTCAACATGTGAACAACCATTGCAGTTGAAATACTAGCTGCCACGCATCCTGCTGATTTTCTGCGGATGATTCTCCAACCTGCGTCGTTTGTTTTGGCGGCTGCATTATTCATTGAGTTAACCCACTCTGGTTGCCCACTATGAACAAGCCTCAAATTAGAAAGACTGTCGGCAAGCTCTCCGCAAGCCTGATAAAACGACTGTCCGCTAATATCTATAAGTTTGTGACCTGATTGTTCTAATTTTTGAGCAATAGAGGCAGTTGCATATTTATCGTAAGCAATTTGAACTGGTCGATACTTCATAGCCCAATCATGGATTGAACTAGCCATTTTAACTTCATCAATGGCAACTTCACTGCTAAAGGTTTCCATTACTCCAACCGCAATTTTGCCGTCAACAATTTGACCGGCGACTAAAGCGCCTGTTCTTTTACTTGGACTAACATCAAAGGCCATAACAGTCATTGCACCTACTGGCAATACCAAATCTGATACAGAACATGCTTCTATTGAACCAAATGTCCAAGGTGAAACTTGAGAGTCAATCCACATACAAAGCGTTTCAGTCAAAGTAGCTTCAATCGAGTTAGTTGCGATTGATTCTTCAATTGCTTCTTCGGTTACGGTATAACCAAGAGCAGGATTAGCCATTGCCCAGAATTTACGGTTTTTAATATCTTGCCTTGCAGCCAATGGTGCTGAATACTCCCAAAAGCCAAAAGTCTTGGAAGGATAGTCCATTGCTCTTTCTCTTAAATCATTTAACACGGTACTAAAAGCATCACCGGCATTTGAAGTAAACAATGTTTGAGAATTAGGTCGTGCTCTCGTTGTTGGTACTGCCGCTTTAAATGCTTCTTCGCTTATTTCTCGTAATTCGTCTATGTAAAGGAAATCTGCTGTCTTACCTCGTGAGCCGTCTCTGGTTGCTGCAACAATCTCATACCGAGCGCCATTGAGTAATGTAATTGATTCTTGACCGTTTGCATATCTAATGCGCCTTACCTGCGCTTTTAAGAAGTCATTGTCCTCAATAGTGTTAGCAACCTGCCTAAATGTATCTAATGCCATGTTTCGGTTAGAGGACATTGCAATAATGTTCTTTTCCTCAAATAAGAACAGCCCTGCCAAGATACGCATGCGAGCAAGGTGGGTTTTACCTACTTGTCTTGCACAAAGCAATAAATTGCTCTTTCTAATAAATTGATTATTACTATCTACAGAAAGCATGTCAGAAAGTACATAATGTTGCCAAGGCAACAAAGGCATCCCAATTTTCTGAGCTAATTCAGCGACTTCATCAATTCGTGATTTAGTTTTAAGCGGCGGTGTTTGTAATCGCGGTTTTGTGTTGCCTAATATGCGTTTTTTTGTTAGCCCTCGTTGCGCTGGTTTGCGTTTGGCTTTTGTTGGTTTCTTATCGGTTGTCATGGTTTTTGAAAAGGCGACAAAGGCCGTGTGATCTGCGTCTCAGGGAGAGATGAGTCTGGAAAGGCAGGGGGGGTAGAAGCACCCCTAAAAAAACGACTACCCTTGCGTGAATTACATGACTTGCAAGCTGAGGTTAGGTTCTCCATATCAAAGAGGTCACCCCCCACCTTCCGGCTTGTTATATGGTCAACTGTTGCGTCTCCACCCTTGAGGTCTTTGTGGCAGTAGGTACATTGCCACCCATCCCTAGCTAATACACGCAATCTGATTAACTTCCACTTGCCAGTACCTAATGCGTTCTTACTCAATGCCATCCCTTAGTCTTAAAGTGATGCCATGCCCTACATGCATTGATATAACCTTTATCATCTAATTTATATCTATGCTTTATATATTTAAGTCCATAATCAATCTGACTATACGGGTCTAACCCAATCATTAGTTTGTTCTTTAGTTGTGGTATTCCATAGGTCTGGTGAGTACCACCTAAGTTACCTACCGCCTCATGTTTCCATGCACTTTCTTTACCATACAGCTTAGATAAGCAACTGTACTGAGTACCGCTTTTAATTTGTTGTGCTGCATAAGTCTTTACACTTATTTGCATTATTTGTTTCTCTGGTACGGAATCAATCTCTTTCTCATACGCCTTAATACTAATTAAGCATAGAGCTACCCCTAATGCTACAAGCCACGAACTCGCGAGCAATCCGCTAAGGCGGCTCGCGTTCGCGCTTTTAGGCGCGTCGCTTGCTTGAAGCATACTCGCCTTGTCAAGTCTCTTACGCATAGATTATCCTATCGTCTCAATATGTGAGATGTGATTTATACCACACACACACAAACTTAATATAATCTAGGTCTAACCAAGTCTGGTCGTATCCTGTTTCACCCATAGCCCTCACTCCACTCATGAGCGCAGTCATTACACTCATGGAAGTAGTCTTTGTTATATTGAACAGTATTAGTGTTATATCTTAAACACTCAGGGCATTGATCTTTGCGCATGTTTTACAGTTCTCTTTATCGTAAGTCCAAGAACCGCAGGCACACCGGCTAGGCTCGTTCATTTAACAACTCCATGAACTTAGCCATTGGCAGTAAGACAACATAGTCCTCAACCTTCTCGCCCTGCCCATTGCAGCGCAATACTATGAACGATAGTTTATCTGATTTGCGCTCTTTTATCTGTTTAATCCATGCTAAAGGCGAGAATTTTGTTACAGCTTTAACCTCTATGTCAAAGGGAGTTCCTAAGATGTCACTCCCTTGACGGCCTGCACCTGTTGACTCGGCGAACGGATACCAAGTCTTTAAATACTCTGCTACTACCTTTTGAGTTCTATAACCTCTATGTTTTCTATGCTGGCTCAAGGCTTAGAACCCCAGCCCCTACCTTTAAAATGTATCGGTACTGCTGACCACAACCGCTTCAAAGTTCCCCCACATATAGTGCAATGAGGCAGTTGTTGGTCAACAGCTAGTACGAGTTCCATATCTAGATTACAGGCCTCGCACCTGAAATCGTATCTAGGCATCTTCAGACTTGTCAACCCTGTTTATTAGCTGATTACACCTAAAGCATGTTCCATCTTTAAACACTCTATCATCTTCGCAGACTTCGCATTTGATTACAGATTGCTCAAGGTGAACACCATTATCATCCATAACTACTTGAATACCTTTACCGTTTATGAAGGCAATGTAACCCACTATTGCACCTCATCTTGGAAGAACCAATGTCCATTAGCGGTGCTTGAAGCCCACTTAGCGTGTTCAGTCACACCTTTCTTGCAGACATAACCATAATAAGGCTTTCCCTTACCCTTGCTTATACCTTGCTTAAGTATGTGACCATGCTCACACGCAGGCGGCTCTTTAGGTGTTGAACTACCAATTGCATCAATAGCATCACCTATAGACCATGCGACAGGTTCAGGTTCTTTTTTATCAGCTTCAAAAGAAGCTCTTAAAGTATCCTCAACTGCTGCTGATCTAGACCCTGCTGCACCGTAAGTTCTAGACTCTAACTTTTCTTTAAAAGTCTTTGGTGGAGTCTCTGCTGCAATGACTTTAGCCATCTCGCTTTGGCTTGGTCGCTTTCCTTTAGCTGCATAGCCTCCATTGGCGAGAGCGCGGCCAATTGCAGAAGTCTCGCAGTTCTCCAATGCAGAAGTTTGATTGACGCCCCTATCAGTAATGGTCTCATAAGCAAGCCCAGTAGCAAACGGTTGGCTATCCACGCATGTTCTATAAATTTTGGCAAGTACGATAAAGCGTTTTTCAGTACTTTCCAACAACTCCGTATGAACCATAAAATCAGGATTGTCACTAATAAACCTTCCAAGTCTCACCTCCACCAATTCGTAATCGTTAATGTTAAATGCCATCTTCGCCCCTCATTTCTCTAACTATTTGGTTGTATATCAATCCATATCCTAAAAGGTCTTTAATGGAATCTTCGTGATCGCTGGTCTGAGAGAGTCTTGAGACTTTAACGAGCAGCATTGCCATTGCCACTTGTTCAGGCGAAATGTAACTGTCAAAGTAACCTGACCAGAGTTCGGATATACGACGGTGATTGAGTGTCGCATTTCCATAGACATTACCTCTTTCCGCAAGGGTAAGCTGCAATTCCTCAAGCAATTCATTAGTCTTTTTCATAGTCAAAAACCGCCCTTGACTTGAAGGATTGTATTCTGCTTTGATGGTCTAAACTGGCTTTCCAACCTTCATTACGCCCAGACCAATAAGCGCGTTCGTAGTAGTTTTCTTTCCATACCATAAAAGCTAGAACTATTAACCAAGTAATGATTGTTAAAAGTATTGTTAAAAGACCTGCATCTTTAAGACTCATTTTCTAACCCCTGCCCCATACCAAGAACCTGAGTAATCTGTTGTAAAGCAATATTGGTTCATTGCTTCATCATAAGAAATGCTGTAATCAAAACCTTGTTGTGTTAAGTATTCAGTTGCAAGCAAGGTTGAAGCATAGTTCTCAGTCCAAAAGATAAACTTATGATTCCAGTTTATCGTATCCTCAAAACGGTGGGCTTGTTCTTTCCAATCCGTTTCGCTGTTCCACTCCATTTGAGTTTCAGTTAAACGCTCAAAGTCGTTGGCTGTTAGTTTCATGCAATTACCCTTCCGTTACACCAAGTTCCGTTAACTTGGATAGGATAAGGGTTGCCTATGACAGGCTAAATATCAACGCCATTTATGGCGTGTTCTATAACGCTTTTGTTATATTAGATTAAGTTCATCAAAGGCATCAATTTGGTCATCAATGCCTTTAGGTTCATACTCTGTTTGCCTACCCATACATTTTGCCTTCAAATATAAACGAACCATCTTGATTGATAGGCACGGTTATTACCTGCACTTTACGGTCTTTTACATAAGCCACGGCAAATCCAGTCTGCCAGTTAGCATAGCCCCTTGTATACGCCATGCCTGAACTACTCAAATCAACAAGATTTCCGACTTCTACTCCCCATACAGTACGCCCTAATTGGCCTCTGGAAGCCTCTGTAAAGGCCGATACCCCTAGTCTATGGGTGTGACCACAGACAACGCTCTTACCTAGCCTTCTAGCCCCGTTTAAGGCCGTTTGTGAAGGTACTTGAGAAAGAGGGAAAGCGTCTCCGTGAACTGCTGTCCAACCGTGCGCCCAGTCAAGCCCGTAAGGGTGGAATTTGATCTGGAGTTTGTCATATCCCATAAAACGCTCATACTGCATTTCTGGTAAGTTGAGGAAAGAGGGAAGTCTTTTCTTGATTGATCTGTAAAGTCTGATTCCATGATTGCTTCCTAGTACATCCGTTACACCTAAATAGGTTAATACTTCTTGAGTTTGTTTTCTATCTTCATGTATATTGCCCACCATTTCGTCAATAGTGCCGGCATTGAACCCTCCAAGCTGAGGAAGGTCGATCTCATCACCAATACAAATAGTTTGATGAGGATTCCATTTTGCTAAAAACTTACCAACTGACTTAACTGCCAACTCATTAAAAAACGGTACTTGAAGATCACTTACAAAAGCGATTCTTTTCAATTAGTCCTCATCTTCGTAGGGGTCATGGTCTGGGTTAACAGGGTCAAATTCAGGACTCGTTGGGATTAACCAATCTGGAAATGTGTTTCTATCGCACATACCAAGTGCCTGATCGACTGGGAAACCTGCTCGCCGCAGGCTCAAGTAATACTCACGAACGCTAATAGTGTAAGCATCTAAACGAGTTAAAACTTCCTCGTGTTTGAACTTACCTTTACGGCGTGTTGTCTTTCGTTTTTTCTTTTGAGCCATAAATAAAGTTTACTTTCTTTCGCTGACAATCCTCAGTAATTCTTCTTGGCGTGTTTCTATTCTTGCTAATCTATCTGCAAGACTTGAACCGCTATTTGGTGTGAGAGTCCACAACCAACCTTTAATAAGATAACGCAGACCCAAAAAGAAAGATGTCAGCACGGCGGAGACGGCGGCGGCTAAGCCAGCCCAACTTGCAGCATCCATTATTTCGCATTGATTCCGTAGTCAACTTCAGTACCTGAAGAAGGGTCAACGGCTTTTGCCAATGGTGCTACAACTGCACCCAATAATGTTGCATAGGCAGGATGGATGTCAGCCACAATAGCCAACGCAACCGTAATGCCTGAAGCGGCAACTGCTCTTAAATAAGACTTAATTGCAGCCTTATGCTTTTTTGATAACTTCATCTGTTCCCCCTAGTAGTGGTATGTTAAAAGGTTTGCCATTTTGGTTTTCTTTGAAAGAAATATGTAAATGTTTTGAGTGAGGGTTCAATCCTCTGTATTTTTTCCAACGCCATAAAGATTTGGCACTACAAATCTTGCCCATAAAGATCACATAAAGTATTCGTCGATCACCTTGCTTTGCTGCAAGTCGTATCTGATCTGCCAGATAGATAGCAATTCCTTGTTCTTCAGATAAGCGAGCGTCAATATCCAATGCGCAGACTTCGCCTCGATTATTGGGATTGTGTTGGCTGAGTCTAGACTGGTGACGCAGATCACCAATCCACCCATCCAAGCGCTTAACACGATCTGGGTAGGTGGCATTGACTTGATCTCTAAATTGAGATGCAGCCTTAGACAACCAAGGCTTCATTTTTCACATTTCCTCAAAATTGTGTTATCGGTTAACCAGCAATTTGATTAGCAATTTCTTCAGATAACCCCAGAGCAAGTAAAGCATTTTTTGCGTCTATCTTTTTTTGCAAAGTTTCTTTTTTGCGATTGGCTGCATCTAAAATTGTTGCATTATGTTCTGTCAATTCCTGTTCAGTCATTTCACGCACAATGACTTCATTTGTTTCACCATTGGTTATAGTTATTTGATTTTCCATTATTTTCTCATTCCGTAAATTGCTGCTGTGCCAGTTATGTTTGAACCTGCTGAAATAACAAAACCTGTATAGGTATCTGCTGCATCATTACCTGCGGCAAATATTTGCATATTTGCATTAGAACCATTAAAACTTTGACCACGGAAAGAAGCCCGTTCACTGGTTTGCCCAACATTATTAACAAATATTTGGCAGGATGTTCGTATATTAGTGGTAGTGCCCATATCAACAGCAATTGTTACTGATGATGCGTTTGCTGAGGTGAAGTTAGTCCAAGTATTTATGCCTTGAGCCAAAAGTCCACTGCTACCATAATATGAAGCATTTTTAGTAGTTGATCCAACTCTAAACTGAAATAATAAATCATCTGTACCAGTTACAGCAATTACATCTTCAATAATTATCATATAACTATCATAAGTTGATGTAAATACTGAATCAAAAATCGCAGTTGTTGAACCTGAAAAAGCAGATCTACTAATGAGAGTTGTACCTGCTGCAGCCGCAGCGCCAGCGCCTTTAACAAAAATAGCGGCTGAACTGCTAGTAAAATCTAAAAATCCGCTTTCGTATTGGGCTAACGCTAAAGATGCGGATGAGTTAACTGTTGCAGTGCCAGCAGTAATTGTACAAACTCCAGCACCTAAATTAGTAATATGAACTGTATCCCCTGCTGCAAACAATCCTGTATCTACGGTTATGGTTGTTGCACCTGCGTTACTCATAGAAATAGCAGTACCAGCGTCGGCGGCTACTAATGTATAGCTTGCTGTCTTAGCGGATGCCGCACCGCCTAGCATTGCTGTCTGCTGCAATGAGGTCATCTGAGCGGCTGTTAATACCTGCCCTGTCGTAAAAGTCTGTTTTGCCATGTATGTCTCCTTAGTGTCTAATTATATCTTAATAAGCCAAAATATCTTCATCTAGAAGGCCATAAGTGGCGCTATCCAAAATAAAGCCATCAACAATAGGCTCAAGAGTCACAAAATTACCAATCCAAGAATTTGGAGTAATTTGCCAGTTAACCCCTTGAATTTGTAGATTTTTAGTGATAGTTGAACCATCTGGCTGAATATTGGTAATGACTACATTGTCGAAGTAATCTAAATCAAGAATTGTGTCGTTAGGTACTAAAGGGTCATAAAGGTCAATAGCCATGTTATCAATTCGGATTGAAGTGTCTGACCTAGTACCGACATAAATTTCGGCTATGTTTGCAGCATTGCTATCGGTGTCGATAACCAAATCGCTAAAGTTAACAACATGAGGGAAGTATTGGGCAACAGAATCAGCGTCGGTAGCAGTTTGTGGAGTGCCGCCTATTCTAGTTACTGTTGATTGATTTACAATCAACTTGTCATCAAAGGTATAAATTAAATTTTTGTAAGGTATGCCACCAGTTTGATTAAAGGCAATTGGGGTAACACCTGCTGAAGATATTGTGTCTGATCTATTTTTAAAAACCGCATTACCTTCAGGGTCAATGTAAAATGCGCCCTGTTCTGAAGTCTCAACATTTTTAATAGCTGCTAAAGAGGTTCTATCGGTTGCAGGGTCGGCTTGAGTTAAAGAATCCCCTGTATCAATTAAACGCATAGAAATAGGATAATCAACGGTATCTAGAATTTTATCAATTCTTGTTCCTGTATCTTGGCCTGCAGCCTGACCTGTAACTGAGGTAATTGCTGCCATTGCAAACAACCTAAATGCGTCGCTTGCTTTAATATCTACATAAGATACATTTTCTGCCTGATCGTAGGTATAAACATAATCGGTGGTGTAGCCACTAAACAGGAAATGAGTAACGCCTAAGTGTTGGGCTGATATACGCAATTTTCTTAATGGTGTTAGGTATCCAAATAAATCAGAACTTGGGTTTTGTGGATTAAAGCGCCCCGTTGGGTCGTAAATTCTTACGCTGCAAGTTCCCGCTTCGTATGTGTCTCTAGGTATATTACGACCACGACTAATTTGAATTGATCTAGTTACATCTGTTAAATCTAAAATTAAAGCAGGCGCTGAAGAATCTGACAAAATATCAGTACCACCTAATGTACTTACATCTAAAGTAAAGGGATTACCAAAAGTAGCCCCTGAACTAAAATTTAGGCTTATATTTAATACAGGTAATGACATGTTATCTATTTGGGTTAATGGATGAGAAAGAACCTGAAGCGGATGAGTTAATAAAACCATTGCGCAATTCATCTAATAAGCCTTGAGTTGCACCATTAACATTGATTACAGTAGTTGGTCTGCTTTCCATGCCACCATAAAGACCGCCACTTTCCCTGTATCTTTCTCTAGCAATTTCGGCAACACTCATGCCAGCATAAGCATCTCTACCTACTAATGTCGAGGCTAGATCAGTGTAATAAGTAGCAGTTCCTACAACTGGCTTTCCTGAAAGAGGATTTTGCATCTGACTTAACAACTTCATCATTAGCATAATTTGTTGCAATAAAATATCAATATCTTTAGACCAACCCTCAAACGGATATAGGGCTTTAGGTAATTTGGCAATAGCTTGAGCAAGGTTAGTGGTTTGTAATTGAGACTTAACTAACTCGGTTGCCAATTTAGCGGCTTCGGTTGCATTTTCTTGAATTAAAGCAAGTTGCAAAGATAGCCTTAATTTGTCTTGATCTGTTACCTTGT